TTGAACACTCGCCATGTGTTGTACCGCCGTATATAGAAGAATCAGAAAGTTAAGGACTTAACCACTTATGTGGGGGAGGTATCCCCCATACCCCCTCAGGAGGGGATATAAAGGAGGCGAGACCCGAAGTCCGCGTACGCATTCGAGGAAGCAGAGGCCACAAACGTCGTAAACAGACCGCAGATCGTGCCAGAATTCCACCTGCCGCCGCGCTCGAACACCCGCCATCCAGTAGAACTCCACACGCCGTCCGTAAAGTAGGTAGAACCGCTACCGCTACCAGCAGCAGACGGCATCATGCACCACGGATTTGCCGTATCAAGACCCTCCTGCGTAATGTAGGAAGAAGACCAATCCGTAGCTCCCTTATACGAAAGTGCCTTGTAATTGCTCGATGTATCATCGGCATACTTGGTGGGGTCATTACAAACGTAGTAAGTACCGCCATTGAAGTTCAGGCCATCCGTCCATTCCCAAACATTGCCCCAAAAACCTTCGATGCCACGCCAAACCACATCGACCTTATCAGCCGTACCAGAAGGTCTACCCGTCAGATTCGGCACACCATCGCAAGAGCCAGTATTGATCGCTGCAGAGTTACTTTCGTTGGAGTAGCCAGAACCGATAGCACTTTGAACGTTATTGGTTGCGAACTCCACCAGCATAAGCATCTGCACCGCAGACACAGCCGCAATGTCGATAAGTCCCCAGCCGTCGCCCTTACCTCTAGCACCCGTTCTGAAAGCCGCACGAGTGATATTGGTAAGAGGTGCAAGGCCAGTCTTGGAAACATGACCCGTGCCAGTCTTATAAGCACCGACGTAGATGTAATCCACGTTACCAGACGGCCTAGCGAACGCAGGATGCAGTTCAAAGCCATCCGCTTCGCGGTCAGCAATACGAATGTACTCCGTATTACCGCTCTTATACCTCTGATACCAGAACGCAGGAATCTTGACCATCACATCGCCGTTATCCATCGTGACACGTTCAATATCACGATAAATCGCCATCTGGTCAAAATCACTTGAACCAGCGGAAGTACCAATAGAAGCAGTCGCCGTCATACCAACGGCATCATCAGTACGAGTCCACAGAGGGGAAGAATTAGCCGTATCCCGGCTGATGCCGAAGATCACCAGATAGCTAAGAGTGACGTAATACTGTTTAACCGTATCTACGACCACCACTTCGCTGTCGGTTTCTCCATTCAGCGTAGAGCTTACCGTCCACTCACCGTAGCAACTAAGGTCGAAAGCAACCGTGCCGCCAACTGCGGTCATGGTCAGTTCGCCATTCGTCACCGTGATCTCAGAACCTTCCGGGGCAGTAACGATGATCTGAGGAGCAACGACACCCTCAACGGCATCGGCAATGCGCTGTTCCAGATCATTCATCGTTGCGCTCGAAAAGCTGTCACCCTCCTGAGTAACTTCGCCCTCATCACGGTCAACGATCACCGTCATCTCCTCATCCGTATCGACGTTTCGGAGAATACGTCTTCCCGGAAACTGAACCTGACGAGGTTTCCATTCTTTCTTCTGAAACATTTCAAACCTCCTTAAATGATACCGACACTCTCATCCGCATACATTTCATCATCACAGAAATAATAGCGGTTGATGTACTCGTGAGATTTTTCGTAGATTTCCAGACATGCTCTTTCGATGCGGTTGAGTTCCACATAATCAATACTATGTCCGTTATCTACAAACGTCTTGGTTTCTCCAATATCCATCCGAACGGAGAGATTATTGATAATCTCCAAGTTGCTTTCGATGGTGTTGAGATCGCTTGCATACAGCCAGCTTTTCACCGTTTTCGTTGCCGTAGGTGCAATATCGAAATGAGAAAAGAAGTTGCATACAAACTCATGGAGAAATTCAAGGTTTCCACGAATCCTGTCCCAATCAGCGACATTGAAATAATCATCTGCCGTCCAATCGGTTTTAGGAGTAACCCATTCCATTACACCACCCTCCTTGTTACGAGTCTTCCTGACAGCGAACCATTGAAGCGAACAACCTGCTCACAGATACGAACCTGCATGTTGGGAACATACTTGCTTTCCTGATAGATGATGTCATTCGGGTCGAGTTCCGGGTTGCCGCGAGTATCAAACTCATACACGATGTTGTTCTGATAATAGGCGGCAAGCCATTCGGTCAGGTCTCGCGCAGCATCCATATCGCAAATCAGGGGATTCTCCCATGTCTTGACTTCGCCGCGCTGCTGAACATTGCGGGAATAAATTGATGTAGTCACATTGTACTTATAGCCCGTGATATTCAGCTTGAATTTGCCTCCCGTATCAAATCTGATCTTTACATAATAAGCACCAGACTCGATAATTTCACATCCTTCACCGCTCTCGATCACAGCAGCATATCCATAGGAAGGTTCATCCATGAAGAAATCCATTTCCTCGCCGCTTTCAACCGTAATTTCTTCGCTGAACAAACTGTCGCTGACAGAACTGTCATTGTAGAAAAATGCCACGGTGTCCACTCGTTTCACAGATTTCTCGTTCGTACTGATCGGATAAGAGAGCATATCGTTCTTGCTCAAAGAGAACTCGCTTGTCTTCTCGAAACGCAAGAACTCTACTTCCACAGGCTGATATGGCTTCGCGGTTTCCTGAAACCGAATATACATAGTATCAAACGCTTTGAAAGCCGTTGTGATTCGCATATCCTTTTCCAGAGCAGTCAAGGTATAATACTCTACCCGGTTTCCATCGAAGTACGTTTCAATCAGCATCCGGGTAGGAACAACCGCTCCAAAGCGCATTGTCAGTCCTACACGCTGAACTGCCGTTTCCTGCGTCACGATGATCGTAGGCTCGTTAGTGAAGGTACGATTTGCATTGCTGATTTCAGCGCTGATAAAACCCGTATGAAGATCATATTCTCCATTTTCAGGAACAAGGTACACATCTTCGTTATCAGCGGATGTATAGTCCGTGTTGAGAATTGCATACCGATCTTTACTGGAATCATCAGCAATGTTCTCGAAATGTGACCAAGGGGCTTCCTCGTTTACAGCAAGAACTACGTCAGGCTGGAAAGAAGAAACAATTTGAGGCATACCATCACGGCTCAGGCTCAAAACGCATCGAGCGGCATTTGCGATAACCTGCAATGCCTCTTTGTGCGTGACACGAGGAATAGGATTCTTCGTGAAAACACCTTCAAGATACGGGTCGATGTAATATCCGCTCACGCCAGCATCTTTCAGAACGTCCTCAGCCAAAGCATAGAGACTGATTCCATTCGGATAATACTGACCTTTGGAATAGATTTCTTCCATCGTCCTGAGTACATCTGTACCCCGAATCACAGCCTGTCGATTGTCGGCAGACCACTCGGAGATGTAACAGTTCGCGGCCTGAAACCACTCAACCTCACCATTGTCAAGCGTCATGCCATAATGCACCTGAACGGGCATGTTACTATCAAGATAGTTGATGACGGAGGAAGGGTTATCCGGGTCGAAATATTGATCGTAGTTTTTAAGGGTTACTGAGAAATCGACCTGCGGCATGTCCTCAGATACTTCGCTTACATAGGCTTTCCATTCGCTGTCAAGGATATCTTCATTGGTATACGTCAATCCGTATCCAAAGAGAATCGACTTGAGCCTCAAACGTGCCGTCTCAAGACTCATTGCGGTGAAGCAGATTCGCATAAAGCTGATGAAAATAAACGAGTCTTCGGTCATCCATTGATCGCTTTCGTTTGTATAGTGCTTTTCTCCATTGTCTGTAACAATCGAGAAATTCGTCGGGAAAGCGTTCTCGTCAAATGTAAGAGTAATACCCTTTACGTCAACAGGAGAGGAGAACTTCATCTCCACCTCGAACGGGCTTTCATTTACAGGAACAGCGCTGACCAATCCTGTATCAACGTAGTTACCACTTCGAGGAAGAAGGATTTGCTTTCCGCTTACTTTTGCACAATCGAATCCAGCGTAGCTATCAGTAACCGTCGTAACGCCGATCAACTTGTTATCGGAAAAGTTAGTCGTTTCTTCGTGAGTCAAGGAAGCTCGATCTTGGGCTTCGTAGTTGACTACACCAAGCGTGACACGCATGTAAGAACGCTCACGCAAGGTCTTTTTCATCGCTTGCTTGTACAGCGCAGATACATTTTGCATATCACTCACCTACGTCGATGATATTCACCTTGCAGTTTCGATAATGGCTAGGCAAGCCATCGTTGCCAATCCAATACGGTTCTGCACTTCTATCACCGGGATACATTTTCAAAGTCTTCCATTTATTTGTTACCGGGTCGGGGAAACGCACAGTCGCATAAAACCCGGAAAAGCAACGGAGGATGATAGACCATTGTTCGGCTGTCAGCCAAGGCCATTGCAGAGCATTGAGCTTGTACTGATCTCTGCCGATCTTCTGACCTACCACCGTTCCGTTGGCATTTCGGGCAGAATCGACCAGCGTAGCGACCATAATTTCCAATCCACGAGCGGGATAAGGAATCGCAACATCGTTAATGTAAATCATGTGCTGCATACGCTGTCTCTCCTTTACTTAGCGAATTTGTACCCTACGGTACGAGCAACCTTTTGTTGGTTTTTATACACAGTTTTGCCGTCGAGGTAAACCGTGATGGGGGTAGTGCTTTCGCCCTCGCTCATAGCATCACGCATCGCTTCATATACGCCACGGCTTACGGCCTGAACGATCTGATCGTTATTGGCAACCGCAGTCTTGCCGCCAATGTTACCAACCAACTCAGCACCAGCCTCACGAGCTACGAAAAGCTGACCAGCGGTGGGGAAACCACCCTCCTTGTAGAATTTCAGGTTCGGTACGGGGACAGAAACCTTCGTTCCATTTACCGTCTTGCTAGACGTACTCCATTCGATATGGAAGTTCGGCATACTGACAGACTTGAGACCGCTCTTGAAACCTTCTGCGGCTTCACGACCATAGCTATACCACCCGGCATTGCTGATCTTAGTAAGCATCGCGTCGATGACATTGGTTTTGAACCAGCTAGGCAAGCTACTCCAAGGAATCTGCACATTTGTTCTCGCGCTCGTAAACTTCGTTTGAATCTCAGTTTGCAGGAGAGAGAACAGATTGGAGATCGGAGTCTTGACGCTGGTGGTGAACCAAACAGGCATCGTATTCCAAGTAAGCTGAATCATGGTCTTTGCGGTCATGAACTTCGTCTGCATATCGGTTTGCAGGAGAGCGATATCGTTACCAATCGGGATAGACACGTTCGTAGTAAACCACGTCGGAAGCTGAGACCAAGTAGTACCTACGCTGGTGTACGTTCCTTCAAACGCCTTGACGATGTTCGAGCAGAGCGTACCGAAGGTTACAGCTACGGAAGAAGCCGTAGTAGCCACCGTCGTATCAAGCGTTTGAGACATAGCCTCAATCGCAGAAACGCCCTCAGCAGCCGTAGTGGTGATATTGGTACTGACGTTGGCACAGGCAGTATCAACGCTATCCGTCATCACCTGTTCAGCGCTGTCAACCGTCTCGGTGATCGTGGTATTGACACCTTCACCTGCGGTCTTCGCCGCTTCGGCTACGCCGTCTTTACCAGCACTAAGTTGAGTTTCCAACGTATTCAGGTACGCATCGCTTGTCTGAGAAGCAGAGCTTGTAGCCGCTTGTACAGCAGGAGGAGTAGCATTTTCAAAGGCAGTAGTTGCCGCGCTACCGACTCCCGAAGCGAGATTGTCAGCCGCCGTTTCAATACCCGCCTTTCCGCTCTCCATGCCAGCAGCAAGATAACCAGAAAGGTCAATGCCCAAGCTATTAAACGTGGAAAGAAGCTGAGGTGTGATCTCAAGCGTCTTCTGACCCAGCGTATCGCTCATCAGCGTAATCGTATCCTGCGTTGCACTCACGATAGAAACGCTTCCGTTTGCAATACCCGAAGCAAGAACACCGCTCATGTCGTAACCGAGGGTTTCCAACATGCCCATAGCCTTTGCTTCACCAAAGCACTCAACGAGGGAGTTATAGAATTGGTTCTGCATATCAACGCCGAGAACATCCCATTCGGTCACACCAACTACCTCTTGCGCTTTAAGGAAAACCTGATAATCTTCCTTGCTCAAAGAGGCTTGGAACATATCCAAGAACTTATTCTGGAATGCGTTCGCAAGGTCTTCAATACTCGTATTATCAATCTCGATTTGATCGGTATTGCTCCACGCTCTAAAGAATCCTTGCATACCGTTTGTTCCAAAGGTGTTAGAGCCGACATCGGAGAAAATCGTCTGCATCGCTTCGATTAGAGCTTGCCTACCGGGTTCAATCGCAGCGCTCGTCGCCGCCTCCACAGAAGCAGCAATATCCCAATTCTCAAGCTGAGTATTGATCTGATCGAGTGCTTGCTGCGTTTTATCGGCATTAACCGTATCACCGATAGAATCGTAATACGCTTTAGCCTCAGTCAATCCAGCGGCATACGCCACCGCATCTGCGTAGGCTTGCTTTTCAAGAGCCGTATACGATTTACTTACCTCATCAACCATCGTTTGATAGGAGTCAAGAACACCAGAGAAACTTTCTTTCGTCAGATCGGACAGAAGAATGTTCATACCAGCGCCAAACTCGCCGCTGACCTGACCCTGAGCAACCGCCGTCTGAATACGGTTCATCCAACCGCTCAATTCTGCAATGATGAGTTTTTCATCGGCGCTCAGACCATCTACGATTCCCTGAGAGATATAATCGCTCAGGCTCTTACCAATGGAAAGCGCGGTCTCATTGAGAATTTCACTAGAAAGGCCAACCGCAGATGCAAGATTAGCTGAAATGTCATTGCCCTCGGTATCTTTCGGAGGAACGAGAGATACAGCAAGTTCAATGGTCTTCTGTTGCGAGTTAATCAGGCTTTGCAGAGATGCAATGATACCCTTTTCACCCGTAAGCTGTTCCTGCATAGCGCTGAGTTTTCCAGCGGAATCGTCCACCGTGACACCCAGCTTAATCAGGTTCAGCCCGGAATTGAACTCCGTGATCTTGGTTTCAAGATTCTGTTTTGCAGTTTCCTCGTTTTCGATGGTAGCCTCAATCAAATTGATAGTGGACTTCACATCGAAAGCAAACATGCTTTCAGCAACCTTCTGAATCTCAAGCGCGGTGAGAGCCACATCACCCCAAGCCAATGCCATTTTGACATTGTTCTGCTTTACGCTGATACCCGTCAAAGTAGCTACGATAGCCAGAGTGCCAGCAACCGCAAAACCGATTCCAGCACCAGCAACGAGCGAAACACCCAATGCCTTGGCAATGATACCGCCAGCGAACGCTCCCTTGATAGCAGAGACGATACCCAATCCAACGGCGTTACCGCTGAATCCTTCGGTAGATACGCCATCATAAATCGCCTTGATGCTGGTTGCCGCACTTACAATTACAGTAGCGGCAGCGCCATAGTACCCCCATTTTCCACCGTATGCGGTATGAGTAACCTTTCCTACGATGTAAGAACTCAAAGCTGTACTCAAGCCATCTGCAATCAGGAATCCAAATTTACCAGATTCCATGTACTTGTTATCAAACTGATACACAAGACTTGCCATGACAACAATCGTACCCACGGATACGGCAGCACCGAGAATCTTTGTAAGGTCTGCGCGAATCGAACCGAGATCAGGAATCAGAGCCTTAGCGACCTTCCACATAATCATTGCAGCGCCAATCGCCTCAGCACAAGCAAGAATTTCCTCAAGATGCTCCTTAATCCAGTCAAGGAACGGCTGAATCTTCTTCATGATCGCATCCACTCTCGCGGATACCGCTTCACCGATGAAGTCGTATTCCGGGAGTTCAAAATCGAACCCACCGCCGCCTCCACCGCCGCCAGAACCACCGCCGCCCCCAAGCGAATCGTCATCGTTGAGAACGTTCAGTTCATCGAACCCCATCAGATAACTCTTGAGCTTCTTCGCGGAGCTTCCAGCACCATCGAGATTGTCAGCAAGATCACCTGCACCGCCGCCCATGTTCTCGAATGTGTCGGAGTAATCCACAGAAGGAAGTACGAATCCGAACAGAGAAGCAATGGCAGAGACCACAAACGCAATCGCCTTGGCAACCGCAATCGCCACAGGCAGAACAGCGTTCAAAATCGGAATGAAGATGTTACCTACGGCTCTTGCCGCCTGAGTAACACTTGCTTGGAATACACGAAGCTGATTCTTCGGAGCGTCCAAAGTACGAGCCATATCACCCTGCGCGTGAGTAACCTGCGTCATCACCGCATAGTAACGAAGCTGTGCTTTCTCAGCCTGAGTCATACTATTGAACGCCTTGTCAATACCAAGGCTCAATGCAATCGCTTCAAGACGAGCCTGACTGAGATCGTAACCAAGGCGGCGAAGCGGCTCAAGCTCACCAGAGATACCAGATTGGAGTTTTTGCATCGCGTCTTCAATACCGATATTGAAGAACGAACTGATGTCATAGCCAAGCTGTGTCAGGTTCTTGCTCATGGTGTACGCACGATCACCGACAACACCAAAGCCTGTCGCCAACGTCATGAAGATACCCTGATTGCGCATCCATTCGCCGGGGTCAAGACCCATCACATCAGCGACCTTATCAGCGTATTTCTGAGCCGCCTGAGTGTAAGCGCCCATAGAGGCATTGAACAGGTTAATATCTTCGATATATTGATTGGATTTGTCGATTGCAGAAGCAATCTTAGACGCAACGACTTTCACAGCGGTAGCCGCCATAGAGAGACGTGCGTACAAACCGACATAAGAATCAGAAGCCCTCATATTTGCCGTACTCAAAGCATTGGTGCTTGTCACCAACCTCTGTGCCTGAGACGGGAATCTGCTAAATGCGCTGCTGATCTGATTCATTTGAGAAGCAAGAGGTTGCAGCGCCGTAGACAACTGCCTAATCTTAGTTTCAAATGCTGTCATATCAAGAGCGTTCAGAGCTTCCATTACCTTCGGCAGTTTGCTCAGTTCCGAAAAAGCAGTAATCTTTCCAAGATTCGTCAGGGGAACAAGTTCCTCCGCAAGATTGCCGAACTTCGTAAGATCGGGAGCTTTCAGCTTATCAGCAGCCTCAGCGAGTCTTACGATCTGATTGGCAATCGAAGACGAAATCTTGATATTCTGGATTTTCGAGAGCGTACCAATCGCATTTGCCAACGCTTCCACTCTGCCGAGATTGTCAACATTCATCTTGTTCACCGCTTCGGTGATCTTTGTAAGACTCGCAGCGATGGTAGGAGAAATCTTGACATTTCCCATAGAGGAAAGAGAAGAAAGCGCAGGGGTCAGTTCTCTCAGAGAGCTAATCCCCTGACCATTGAGCTTGCTGCTTGCCGCACCAATGGATTCAATGGTCTTTGCGATGGTAGAAGACAGCTTGAGACCCTTTACGGAAGATAGACCACCAAGAGCGTTCGTCAGTTCACGCACCTTTGTGATGGACTGCGAGTTCATGCCTTTGAGCGTAGCATCCAACTTGGTCAGCGTCTTATCGAGCTTATTCAGCCCTGCGCTTCCCATCGTAGCTGTCTTCAATCTGCCGAGAGTGTTTACCAACGCATCCAATCCCTTTTCTGCGCTTTGAGAACTGGATTGGACTTCAAGTTCCAACGAATCAATGGTCGTTCCCATGTGCGTTAGCTCCTCTCGTCATAAACTCGTTATGATTTCGGGGAAGGTGGTGCAAACTTTTTATTCATTTGCATCATCATCGCTTCCATGTAGCTCTTGCCCTTGGAACTGACGGCACGTTGCTTATGCTCTTTTTCTTTCTTCTGAGCCTTAACAGACAACGGGAAAGGAGCATCCGCATAAGGCTTGGCTTTCGTTCCCTTCTTCGCAAACGCATGAAAGATCGGGGCAACGTCACACAAAGCGCTGTAAACGTACAATCCCTGCAACCACAACTGTTGATTGAGCCTTTCTTTGCGCATTTCCTCAGCCTTGCGGTAATACTTACACAGCGTCGGGTCATCGTCCCAATACTGCTGCGCAGTCATACCGATGGAAAGGTAATAAGGAAACTGCTCGTAGAAACGCTCGGTGTAAGTGGAAATGGGAGCAGAACCGTCATCAGTCCCGCTCCCTTCGGAATAAGACAGCGAGCCACTTACCAACTGGCCGTCCAGTTCAGGTTTCCCTCGTTTTCCTCCGGGTCATCCAGCAGAGCTTCAATCGGCTCGTTGTACATCTCAGACAGCTTACCGATAAGCTCCTGCCTGTTGGTCATCTTGCCGTAAATTTCATTGATAACCTCCTGCTTAACCCAAGGATGATTGGCGATGAACGCGCCAGCAAACAGCGCGGGAAGCGTAGTCATCGGCTTATCACGCATCTCGGTAGCGTTGAAACCGTTGCGCTCCATGCGCTCAACGCTTCGGCGAGTATACTCAAGGGTATACTCCTTGTCCTTGTAAGTGAACTTCAACTGCTTACTCATTTTCTTTTCCTCCTGTTATGTTGTTGGGTGTTTCAGGGCTAAGGTTTTGCGCCTTAGCCCTGATTTCATTTACGCATCCGCAGCCGCCGTAATCGGGGTGGACGGAGCAATGGTGATGGTCATGTCAACCACCTCATTGACACCGCCGCCAACCGGGAACACGGAAAGCTGACCCTTGAACTCAAACTTACCGTCAGAGCCAGTCGGAGTCAGAACATTCGCCTCCTCAGTACCACCGAACCACACAGCGAAATCATGCTCAACACCGTCAAGCTCCTTGAGCTTGGCGAAGTCAGTCTTGGTGTAGTTCGCGGTGAACTCAAGGGCATCAAGGTTCTGAATACCCGGAATGTAGGTCTGCATCTTATCAGAGAGCGTGGTGGTTTCCAGCATCTCAGGAGAACCGCCGAGATCGGGGAAATCCTTGATGTCCACCAGCTTCTCATAGGCGGCATCCTTCTTCATCATAAGGAATACCTTGTAAGTGCTGATCGCCATGATAATTACCTCCTATACACTTTTTTGTCTTTGGAAACGACAGCCCGATAGCGAGAAACCATACGATAAATCGTAGGGTCAAGCGCATTAGGGGCGGGATTCTGCATGATTCGCGTGAATCCCATCGCTGCCATTTCCTCGTCAACTACTCCCATAATGGCCTTACATTCGGCTTTCTTACCTTTCGCTTTGTTAGAATATGTATTGACTTCATACATCAACGTAGCGTGGTTTTCAACCGAATCGCTGGTCTGTGTTCTCTGCAAAGGGGTATTATCGGCTTCGACGATAGAAGCAAAAGGAAACTGAGATGGGGAAAGAACAAACTCACCCGCAACACCGATTCCATCAAAGGTTTCTCTCAAACGCTTCGCAACTCTGTCATAGATTTCGTTTTCCACATCAATCATGAGCCGAACACCTCCTTTGCAATGTTTGCTATGTCTGCACACACCTCTTTCATGGCGTTGTACATTGGCATGGAGGCGGGAGTACCATGTGTCAGCTTCAACTCACCGTCTTCATAGAAGCCCCACACATTTTTCGCACCATGTCCTTTACCATAGCTTCCGATGGTCATTCCAAGTTCCGCTCCCTTTGGATGCGGACTCGAACCCACCGAACCGTTGTAGTACACACCTGCACCAAATTCGATAAACGCCGCATCATCGCCATTGGCGATGATTACGGATATACCGCCTCGCTCGTCCACCTGAACATCAACCGACCCGTTTCGCATTTCACCGTTGATAAGATCAGTAACAATGGAAGAAGAAAATCCCTGAGCCGCTTTCCACGCAATAAGCGTAGCTACGCGCTCCCTGAGAAGTTCTGTTTTCCTTACGATCTCAGCTTTATACTGCTGGATTTCACGAATCGCCTTGTCGATGCTGTTAGGGTCAAGCGTGAAGGAAATGACCTTCTTAGCCACTAACAGACACCTTCTTCACAGCGATGGAAATGCTGTTAAGCGTCGGAGCGACCTTCTCCACGAGATAATCCCAAGGGGTAATGATCTCACCCTTGTCATCTCGTGCCAGCGTTCCATCTTCCGTAAGCTGAGGCATCGTATCAATCCAGAGAACGGAATGTTCATCAATCGGAGGGAAGGGCTTCTCTATGACGATGACCTTATCATAGGCAACATCTTCACCGAACTGACGGATGTTCGTTTCGCCCTTCGCAGCGGAGATATTAGCTTTCAGATCGACAGGGTTGCCGTAAATCACTTCATACTGACCTGTATCGTTACCGTACTCGTCAAGAAGTGATTCTTTTCGCAAATACAGAGCGTAGAAGAACGGGACTTTGTTGCGATTCATACAGCGCATCTCAGATCACCTTCGCAATCGGAATGACGTGACTGCGGATATAGGCAATCATGTCCTCGTATTTGAAAGTGCGAGAAATACCGTTCTCGCTATGACTCGTTTGATTCTCTGCTCCGCTCTGCGAATACCCGGCAACAACTGCCGATACTTGGGTCATTTCATACTCGGACGGAACTTCTTTCGGAACTTCCGTGGAGTACGAATATCTCCAAGCCAATATCTCACGCTTAGAAGCGTCGAGGTAGGCCGTCAATCGCTTGTCCTCAGAAGTGTCATCAAACCCAAGCATGGATTTAATCATCGACAGCTTATCGGTGTCACTCATTTCGGCCTACCTCCTTCGCTTTATTCCTCGGTGGACTCAGTGGTCTCGTCGGAAACCTTGACTTCCTCAGCGGTCTTCACCGCATCGGTGTTCTTGGTTTCCTCGGTGGACTCAGCGGTCTTCTCAGCCTTGGCCTTACGACCGCCCTTCTTCTTTTCATCCACCACAGTAGCGCCATTCTTCACAAACTCCGTTGCATCGGCAACTTCAATCGGCATGTTCGGCGCGTAACGCTTGCCGTTGAACTTGACGGAATACGGATACTTCACAACCGCCATGTTAGAACACCTTCATGACGTAGGTTTCCTCCATGCGCTCGTAGGACGGCAGCACGATCTCGGAAACCGTAGTCTTGGTATTCACAGGGTCAAAAGTGACGGTAACGGCAACAGCAACGCCGTCGCCCATGACGGAAACATCGGCCTGAGCATTGCCCAGCAGAGTGCGCTCCTCCGGGGTCACGCCGCGCCAAGTATTGCCGAGGCTACCCTGCGGAATGAGGGTGCAATAACCGTCCTCGTAGAACTTGTGAACCTGACCAGCCTCGTCCTTGTACTGCTTGGTGTACACCAGAACAGTCAGGCCAAGCTCGGTCTTGAGCAGTTCCTTCACACGAGCGTCATTCATGAAGACGTTCGCAGTCACGTTCTGCGCCAGAATAGCGCCGCGAACCTTGGCGTTCGCCTTAACGTGATTAAAGGTGGCACGGCTCATAATCACAGAAGTGGGACGAGAGCCAGTCTTCGCTTCCACAGCATCCATCGCCACAGTCAGATCGTCCATCGGGTCAGAGTTCTCATGGTCAGTCCACTTGTCGGTATCGCCAGCAAGCTCCATGTAGTTCTCAGCCTGATAAGAACCATCCTTATCGTAGTCATAGGAATACTGCACACCGTTCGCCGCAAGCACGATCATCGGCTTGCCGCCATTTACGGGGCAAAGAAGCTGCATACGCATACGCTCGGCAACGACCTCAGCACCCTCAAGAAGAGTGTCGGTGTCATCGAAGATACGAGCAATCACGTCAGCGGCATAAGGATCATTGGAGTCCTTCACACGCATGATCTCCTGCTCGTCAGCTTCCTTGACCAGCATGGACTCACGGAAAAACGCCATCTCAGTCTCGTCGATCTTGAAGCCCTCACGAGAACGCAGAACGGACTTCGCATCAAAGTTGGACGGAGCAAGGGAAACGGGATGACCCTTATGACCACGAATCCACTTGAGGTCAAGACCCATCTTCTTCTTGTTCGGGAAAAGAGCCTGACCGAGATAAGCGATTCGGTTGGAGGCGGTTTCAGTCCAATGGGACGCTACCGCCTTAGCGCCGAAAATGTCAGTAATCTTCATCGGTTATCCTCCTTAGCAGAAAACAACATTCTTGAGCGCGGTCTTCGCTTCCTCAGCGATAGTCACGCCAGAATGAGTCTGAGCGCGTTCGGTGTGGATATAGCCACCGATCACGATAGTACCCAGCGGACGCTCCTCATGAACGTCCATGAGCAGAATACCAGCAGCGTTCGCGGTGTTGGCAATAGTGCCGTCGAGCGCGATAGGAGTACCCGCCTTGCATACACCATCGGTGAACGCAGCGGTATCCAGCGTCAGCGCACGACCCGTGTACTCGCTGTTGAACAGGATTTCGACGGTGTTAGCCACAACACGCCGAGTGAAACCCATAGTACCAAGAGCCATAATCGTGTACCTCCTTCTTTACATGTAGTGGGCGAGGATGTCATTCGCGGCCTTGTTGGACGCAGCCGCCTCCTTACCGAGACGTTCAGCCAGCTTTTCGCCGTCAGACTTTTCATCGCCACCCTCTCCCGCAGGCGGGGTAGGAGTGCCTTTGAGAATTTCGGCCTTGAGCGCCTTTTCACGATCTTCTCCATGCTGCTTCATCATAGCGAAGACGGTGTTCATATCGCCGTCAGCCATCGCCTTTGCGGCCTTATCAGCCAGCTTTTCGTCATAACCCTGAGCCAGAAAAGAAGCCTTATGAGCGTTCACAGTCTTTTCCTTACGGAGAGTGTCAAGCTCCTCCTTCATTTCCTTTTCAGCGGCAAGACGCTCTGCCTCACGCTGTTCGTCCTCGGTCAGCTTTTCCTTGAGCTGCTTCTTAGCAGCGGCAAGTTCGCTGGAAACCTTATCGAACTGCGCCTTGGCAATAAATCCCTCAGTCGGTTCGGGCATGGTGAACTTCTCAAGCAGCGCAACCTTCTCAGCGTCGCTCATGTCTGCCTTATAGCCCTCAACCTTAGTCCAATCAAAAGCCATCGTGTGTCCTCCTGTTGCGTTTTAGGGTCTTCTCTGACCAAACATTTTGCGTTTTAACGTCTTCTCTGACCTTGCGCTTTATTAACCTCACATCTCCGTGAGTATTCTAAATGGCGAACTGCCATCTAAAACCGTTATTCTTCTTTGGGCTTCCCGTCATCATTGATGGGAGAAGGTGAGGTCTTAACCAACTCCTCCTTATGGCTTTCATACCATTCCTCGGATTCACGGAACGCTTCTTCGGAATCGACGAACATACCGCAATGAGCAAATGCAAGTCTCGGCGCAATGTGCGGATTCCCCAGCATCGTGGTAAGAACCTGAGATCGAACTTGCAGGTCTTCGTAATTCCTGCGAGTAAACTTCTCCGTAATATCAGAGAGCTTCAAATCAAACTCACCCATATCACGACACAGTTTCAATACGAGCTTGAGGAAATTACCTTCCGACTCTCTCCACAGCAGTTCAGTATCCTTCGCCCTCGCTTCGGCATTGAACCAGCCATTTCGGACAATCACAGCACCGTTGTTGGAACTATCCGAATTACTTCCCATCGCTTGAGAGGGCATACCCGTGATACGCAACACTTCTTCGTAGAGCGCATCCATCAAAACCTGCTGATCGGCTTGCCTCAAATCAGCAGCAAGCATTTTGATATCACTCTCCATGCCGTTAGCCGATTTGATTTTGACCGCACCCTTAACGCGCATCTTGTCGTAATCATCAGAACTAATGTCACAGTTTACAAATACCATGAGAGCTTGTACCGCTTGCTCCGTAGCATCAACACGATTACTCGCAAGGGTATTGATAGCATCAATAAGTGTTTCCACAACCTCAAACGCACCAATTCTCGCATTGTTGTTCACATACTCGAAAATCGGAATCATACCCAACGCATGAGGAATCCGTTTTACGATCTTCTTTCCGCACACTTCGTAATAAGCATCAGGTGTATACACACAATAGATCGTCTCAGTAGAACGCGAACTACTCAGTCTATCCTTAGTGATATAAGTCACAGCGCAAATCGGCTTTTCACCAATGCCGCTGTTATACACCACGAAGGTCGAGCGAGGGTCGAGGGTATACACTCGGAAAGGCGGCTCGTCTTCATCGCCGTGATCGGGATTGGGAAGAACCATTCGATACGCCTGACCACAGATCGTGAAGTCATCAGCAATTTCCTTATCTCTAGCAGCCTTGTTATTGAGAAACATCAATTCGTTCAAACGAGCGACCTTATCTGTTACCTCATTGATACCACGGCTCACATACGCGATAGGTTCAGAGAGAAGATAGGAAACCTTGAAAGAGACGATCTCATTAGCGTGATTCGCAAGAATCTTGTTGTTGATTTCCTCTCGAACTTCCTTAGTGCGACTAAGAATGGCCTGTTTACCACGATACACCGAATACAAATGCTGACACTCGATGCTGTTCTTGAGATGAGTTGGGAGAACTCTGCCGAGAACATCAACTACGTTCTGAGAAGTAACCTTACTCACATCAATCTTAATTTTCTTGCGACCATAACTCGCCATTTTCCATCACCTCCATCTAGGCATACGACCATTTGAAACCCTTACAGGTTTTCGTTAATCCTTGACAACATCTCATGATCGCACTTGGATTAACACCAACTTTACTAGCGGCAGCAGCGCCACTCTCATGAACGGTCACGACATCATCATTTATTGTCATCTGAACAACTGGTTTCCGAGTGTATTGTTTCTGCTTTTCCAACTTTCCGTTATAGGTATTGTTGTACTGCTTTGTACACCATTCCAAATTGTCCACGTTATTGTTGTGCTTGTTTTCATCCTTGTGATTGATGAATCCTAATCCAGCAGGATTATCAATAAATGTTTCTGCCACGAGACGATGAACGAGCAGAGGAGTTGGTTTTCCATCCTTACATAAGCTGACAGCCAGATAACCAGCGGAATGAGATATTTGCCTCAATTCCCTTCCTTTTAGACGATGACCGTGAGGGGATATACGATCTATGCTGCGAATGCGTCCATCCGTACTCGCCTCATAAATCCCTTCGTAACCCGGTATCGCTTTCCACATTTGAATCAACTCCTAAAAATAAAAGGCGCATGATACGAGAACGGCTGTCTCTCGCAATCATGCGCCTCAAGAAATCCGGGATGAAGACTTCTTCTTAATTATTATAGTCTGAATTATGGATTTTGTCAATATATTTATTCTGCTTATTGGACTTTTATTTGTACAATAGCTCGATTTTTCCCGTGGCACGATAAGCGTTCATGTCAATGACCCTCTGATTACTGCTTCCTCTGAAATCGAGATCAAGAGAGCGCTTTGATTGAATGTATCTGCCGTCCACGAGTACATCGACAAGTGATAAGAGGTCTTCTGCACCCGGAATCACTTCGAGTTCTTCGAGCGTATACCCGGTGTAACACCACACGTTCATACCGCGCTCTTTCGCTGCCTTGGCGATCTCCGCACACACGAGAGGTTGCCAGAAGGGTTCACCGCCTGAAAGAGTCAGTCCATCACAAAGCGGATTCGCATACATTTGGGCAATCACTTCTTTGACTTCCATCATTCTACCGCCAAAAAGAGTATGTGTTTCAGGGTTATGACACCCCGGACATTGATGAGGACAGCCCTGCGTGAATACCACGAACCTCAAGCCTATGCCGTCTACGATTGAATCCTGCTGAATCCCCGCAACTTTGATTTTCATATCTTCCTCCTTAAAACGGCCTTTTGAAAACTTCGAGCGTTGCCCCAGCAAGACCCTGTGCATATTCAGACAGCATAGCAACCGCATCAGGAGCGTCATCGTGTTTATTCTTGCCGACCATCGTGTAGGTAGTCAACATGTTCATGAACGTGCCGTATTCGCTGTTTCGCTTGTACAGGCTCTTGTCCTTGAACAGACAATGCTCCTTGACCCAAGCGCTATTTACAATGATCTTGGTCTCCTTATTGGCGCTGGTGAACTTCGTCGTGATGCTCGTTGCACCGCCGCGCTTCTTGACTTCTTTTTGAACCTTCTCGGCAACACGACCACCTGCGCTGTTGCTCTCGAACTGACATTGATTTACTTTATTCCGAACAAGGATATCGACAAGAAGTACATCCACAACGTTCGGCAATCCATTGTTGCAGACTACATCTTCGATATAGTAATCATTGCCGTACACATAGGCCACGGGCAGCGTCGCGTAGTCCGTACCCTTGTCCTTCGTATCGCATACACCCAAAATTGCGTCAGGAGCAGTCTGCGGAAGATCGAAGAACCTGCGAAGCTCGTCAGGATGATACACCAGACCTTCTCGCTCAATCGGCTCATTCATATACAGCGCTCTCCAACTCGCATCATCCATGATATCACGCTGCTTGTGGTAAAACTCCGTAGAGAAACCCACGCCGTAAGCATAATCGAAGTTGCTCTCATCGTTCTCATCCAAAGCAGGAACTACAATGAACCTTGCCCTTGGGTCATTGCCATACTCACTCTCAAGGCGACCAATGACATCATGAACAGACCATCTCGTAGCGATGTGAAGCTCTTTACATACGTCGCCAATTTTACGCTGTCTAAGATCAGTCGTATAGGTCTGCCAGAGCTTGTCGAGGCGTTCCTTGCTCAAGGCCACCTCGATACCGCTTACAAGGTCATCACAGTATAACAGCGTAGCCGCACGGTACAAACCTGCATTACCCGTACCAATAGATGTAAACTCAAGCGTCTCAAAGCGCTTGCGCTCACCGAGATCAATACGGCAATCTTTCGCGTTCGTATTGCTGACAGGAACATTCGGAAATACATCATGCCACAGATATTCACCGTTTGGGTCAAAGATACGAAGACATT